GCCTGATGGTTTTCGTTACCTAATCACCAACTAGTGCCTAGACCTTGTATTATCAAGGCCTTAGGACTTATCGAAGATGAGCTCCTAAGGTTAACACTTAGTGTTACCGTATTTAAAAATACGGATTGGCAAACAAGTCACCACACACCTCATGTACTTTCTTGAGCAACGTGGAGGAAGACGACTGGCGTCTAATACGATGAGATGTTCTCGCAGAGAACATAATATCAGTATCAGATGCGACAAGAACAGAAGAATCAGGAGACCAAGTCCCCTGACCAACTGTATCATTATCGCGAGCCATTTTCATTTCTGATAAATATGCTTCTTCAACATATTTACCATAAATGTAGGCATAAGGATGCGCGTAAAGCGCACTTATGCGGTCGTCATCGTATGCAGAAAAGTGAAGTAACGCTTTTTCAAGGTTACTTTGTACTTTTGATGCATACGTACTAGCGGATTCACTGAAACATTGAACTATACAATTGTTTAGCATAGCTTTCGCTATGTCTAACATATTGCAGGATAGTTGAGGATAATCGAATCGAGACTGAACTTGTCTTATCAAGTAAAGCGACGATCCGTCATATCCCTCTTTCCACATAGTTAAATGTAACAGTTCTTTTATACGAGAAACCTCTTTAAACCTATCTTTTTTACGGATAGTAAAGGGGCCTTTTGTATAAAAGGCGAGAACCGCATCTAGCAATGAAGTACTAGGGATCCATCCCCTTTTTCTTTGGTTCTTAATTAATTCAATGAATCCTACATAAGAGTAAGATTCACTAAGAATCGCAGAAAGAGGAAATGGACTTATTTCACCATAAGGTGTAAAATTTCTTTTTGCAAACTCAAATAGTGAATTACCTATATGAGACTTTTGCAATTGGATATCTACACCAATTAGGTGAATAAGTTCCTGGTATTTCAAAGCTAAAACTTCGTCAAAAATGATAATGTCATCACCTAAAATTTTATATTTAGCTTTATACCAAGAGGTACCAATCTCTTGACAACAGCAATAAATAATAAAATGGTGACATAGTGTGGATAATGGCCAAGAACTATAGAGACCCATGGGGTTGCCAATCTCATATCTGAGATTGTTAAGCTTCCCTTTAGGGTCTTTATAGTCAAAACCATAACCACACATTATATCATACCATGCCATAGCTTTGGAATGTCCAAAATTATACTGTAGTAACCCAACCAATATCTTAGTTGGAAATCTATCAGTAAATGCAGACAAATCAAAACTGTAGTATGTCGTATCAGAATTAAAGGGTAATGCACTCAAGCCCTCACCTTGGTTAAAGGTTTGGTCTTGAGGTATTGATCTCAACACAGTATTAAGGTAACTATGAAGAGGCTTTAAACAAGTCTGACTGAAATAGTCTCCTAATGCAATTAAACGAGTTTTGCCCTCAGAATCAGGAAATGCAA